GATTAGTAGTTGATTCAACACCATATTTAATTAGATTTGATTTTTTGGTTAATTTAGCACGATATTGGTAATCACATTTTATTGAGCAAGTTTCTAATAAACGTAAATCCTTATTATGTTCTCTAACTGGGTGACCACAAATAACACATTTCGGGTATTCTTTAATATCGTTTAAAATGAATTTGATTCTAATTTGAATACTAGTGTTATCTGGGCAAAACGATGTTAATGATTTTATTTCATTTTGTTGTTCTTGTGTTAATTTTTTAATGAAATGGCCGTTGATTCCACCATTATTACGTAATGCGTTTTTAATTAAAAAGTCTTTCATGTTATGTGTGTTATTTTTAAAATTATGTTAACTATCTAAAAGGTTATACTAATAAATATACAGAAATAAGTTAAAAAGTAAAATAATTTAAAAATAATTTGTTTTTAATAAAATTAATTTGTACCTTTGTACCATTATTAACTATTAAATATAAATAAAATAAAATATAAAATGGCAAAATTAACACCCTTATACCCACAGTTTGTAACTGTTGATGGTAATTGTGCGTTACGTTTAATCTACGATGGTGTAAAATATAAATATTACAGAGATGGCGGTCAATGGGGTATTGATTGTTATAGAGACTCAGAAGGTATTTTACGAGCATATTGTAAGGATATTAAATCGTTAGATGATAAACGATTGCTTTCAACATCTGAAAAAGAATGGAGACTATGTAACGGTCAATACGCACCACATAAGTTTGAACGATACGGTTCTGAACGTGACACCACTGGAGATGTAAAAAAAGAAGTACCAAAAAACAAAAATAAATACCTTTTAATCAGACGATAATATGAAAAAAGAATATGGAACGACCTTTCCAATAACCCATTACATTCCTAACTATTATGACAATTCACGTAGCACGAATATATGTTTGGAAATAGATTTACCAAAAACCAAAGAGAAAGAAAACAAACGTAAATACCTTTTAATTAGAAGATAATGACTTATACAGACAAAACTTACGAAGAAGCAAAATTGGTTGCTATCAAAGCGCATAGCAACCAATCCTATGATGAAATATTCCCATACCACAAACACTTACAAGACGTTGTGGATGTAATCAAAAGATTTGGATACTCTGGGAAATACATCGTGGCCGCTTGGTTACACGATGCCATAGAAGACGATGGTATAAGCTACAACGACATAAAGAAACACTTCGGTATTGAAGTTGCTGAAATGGTTTTCTGTGTTACTGATGAGCTTGGGAGAAACAGAAAAGAGAAAAAAGAGAAAACTTTACCTAAAACTGCTAGTAATCCAGATGCGATTATTCTTAAGTTAGCTGATAGAATCGCAAACATTGAACATGGTGGTAAAATTGACATGTATGCCAAGGAATACGCGGAGTTCAGAGGTGCTTTGTACTTAAACACACCTATCGCTGCCAAGCCAATGTGGGAACATTTGGAAAAATTATTAGGAAAAAGTTTGGAGGAATAAAAATAAGTTGTATATTTGCAATCTAAAACGATAAAATTATGGCAGGCGAAATAATTGGTGATTTGATAGTAGGTGTTGCTGAAATAGGGATAGAATCCGCAGTTTCCACAGACAACAAGAAAGCTGGGTTAGGTTGTTTATTTATGACAATCGTGTTATGTTTGGTTATAGGTGGGGCGTACTATTTAGCGACAAGAGAACCAGAACCACCAACCAAGGGTCTAGTGACCAAAAAACTTCCTAACAACAAAATGGTAATCAAAACCCAAAAAGGTGAAGATATCTACAACATAACCCCAGACTTGTACTTAAACAAAAAAGAGGGTGATTCAATAATTTTAAAATAATCAATATGACAATAAAACAAATATTCGACGAAATTGCTGCTGAGAGCGGTAACAACGCTAAGGTTGATATCCTTAGAAAGTACTCAGACAACGAGTTACTAAAAAAAGTGCTATACATGGCAAACTCTAAACGAGTTAAATTCTATTTGAAACGTGTTCCAGAATACACAGACGCTCGTAATAAAATTTCTTTATCAGAAGCCTTAGGTGAGCTTGAATTAATTAGTAACCGAGAACTTACTGGTAATTCTGCTGTAAACCACTTAATTAATTTATTATCATTAAGTGAACCAGATGATGCTTACATTATTGAACGTATCATCGAAAAAGATTGTAAGATTGGTATGGGTACTACGTTTATGAACAAAGTATTCAAGGGTCTTATTGAAGACACACCTTATATGGGTGCTGTATCATTTGATGAGAAAAAAGCTCGTAAAATATTTGAAAAAGGTGGTAAAGGAATATCGCAAATAAAAATGGATGGTCGTTACTGCAACGCTGTTATCCGTAGCGGTGAAGTTGAGATGGAATCACGTCAAGGTGAACCAACAATCCTTACTGGTGCTAAATTCTTAGATGAATTATGTTCATTTGAAGATTGTGTGTTGAATGGGGAATTGACTATGATTGATACACCTAGATACGAGTCTAACGGTATCATTGCGTCACTTATTGATATCTTGGGTAAAAAGGAATCAAGAACTGAAAAAGAGAATGAGAAAAAATTAAAAGCTTTTACCGACAAACATGGTTCGTTGGAAGAAGCGTTAGATAAAATCCGTTACACAGTATGGGACCGATTAACCGTAGATGAATACTTCAACAAATCATCAAAACTTAAATATGTTGAGCGATTAGCTTATTTGGAAAAGATGATTTATAAATCAAAACCATCACATGTTAATATTGTTGAAAGTGTGATTGTTCACAACTATGCACAAGCTATGACACACTTCCAAGAAGTATTGTCTGCTGGTGAAGAGGGTACTATTCTTAAATCGTGGAATGGTGAATGGAAAGATGGTAAACCAACATGGCAAATCAAATGTAAACTAGAATTAGATTTAGATTTAATTATCACGGGTTTTAATTATGGGTCTAAAGGTACTAAGAATGAAAATGTGATTAGTTCTTTAAATGCTGAGACATCATGCGGTAAATTAAAAACTAGACCTCAAGGTTTAACTGAACAACTAATGAAAGAAATTACTGAAAATAAAGATAATTTATTAAACACTATTATTGAGGTTAAATGCTCAGGGTTGTCAAAAGATGTTAATGGTAATTATTCATTATTATACCCAGCTTTTAAAGGTTTTAGAGATGATAAAACTGTTGCTAATACTTTAGAAGAATGTATTGAAATCCAAAATGGTGCTATTGGTTTATCTTAATAGCATACCACCCAATAAAATTTTGATTTTTTAGTAAGACTTCTTTTTTTATTGTCTTACCCATATAAATTGGTTTACCATTATTGTAATAAGAGTTTCTTAGTGCTTTAGTAGGTAAACCATTTTCTTTACATACGTGTTCAAAATTACCGTTACACATAAATTTAATATTATCATTCTTATCATATATGATAACTTTTATAGCGGCTGGGTTTTTATCTTTTGTGAATTTATTTTTCATTCTTTCAGACATTTTTAATTTATTGTCTTCAGAACGTTTAAGACCAGTAATAGCTTTTATAACTTTTAACCTATGTTCCTCACTTTTTTTAACACCACTTAATTTTTTTGATTGTTTTTCTTTAGATTCTTCAGTTCTTTCAGTACCAAGTTTAGCTTGTCTCATTTTTTCCCTAGCTAAAGATGAAAAGAAATAATTATCTCGCCCACCACCACCTTTTGTCATATTATAACCATTACGATAAGAGTTAAATTTATCTATATAAAAGATTTCACGTTCGTTAGCCATTTTAATTGATTCTAAACCACTTTCTAATATTTCCCATCTAAAATTGTCATAAGAATATTTTCGTAATGCTTGGTGAAATTTAAAGACGCTCTCACTCTTACTTTCGTAAATATGTTCATAACGTCGGGTTTCAAAATCTCTACTAGTAAGTCCAATGTAGCACTTATTATTAGTGATGTTTGTTACTTTATATATAGTATAGTTTTTATTTCCCATCTTTTTTTATCTCGCTTTCAATATAATTTCTAAGTCTTTGGCTCATGTTATAACCGTTCACCTTACAAATTTCTTTGTATTTCATAAATAGATTGTCATCTACTCTGATTATAATTGTTTTTTCTTTTTTCATTTTGTTTATACGTTTATATATAAATATAAACATTTTATGAAAAGAGTAAAGTATTAAAAAAAAATACGAAAAAAAATTTGACAGAGTGAAAATAAATTCGTAACTTTGTAACCTAAAACAAAACATTTTAATTTAAAAACAAGAAAATTATGAAAAAATTATTTTATGTATTAATCGCGTTCATCGCGTTAACAGTTACGGCACAAGCCCAAGAAACAAACAAACTAAAACTAACCCAGTATGTATCGGCTAGTATTTCCTTAATTCCAAGTGATAGAACAGAAGAGCAAACTTTAGCTAACACTTCTTACGCTAGTGTTGAGTATGGTGTTTCTTATAAAGATGTTATGTATGGACTATCACTTGGTCGAGGACAATTGTCTGGAACTGTAGTGTCAAACACAGCTAACAAAGACTTTAACAACTATTTTTGGGAGTTACGCGTTCAACCAACTTTTCCTTTAGGTTCAATAACTGGTAATCTAATTATAGGGGCTGGTAGTTATTTTGGCACATCTGGTGCTGGGTTTGTTGAATACGGTGTGGGTGTTTCTAAAAGCTATGGTAATGTTAGCTACGGGTTAACATATAGCAACTGGAATGGTTTTGATTATGTAACACCAAGTGTTAGTTACGCGTTCTAAACGAATAATCCATTTTATTAATAAAATAAAAATGGGTGTGTAACAGCACCCATTTTTCTAGCTAAAAATTAAGTATTATGGAAAAATTAATATTATTTTGTACCATTTTATTTCTATTGACTTCATGTGATAAAACAAGGGTTAATACTGTTTCAGACATACAAAAAATAAAAGAAGGTATGACTGAAAATGAAGTTAAATATCTGTTAGGTGAACCTAAAGATATTGAGATTGAAAATGGTTATAAAGAATTAAAATTTCTTTATGAAACCGAAAGTTATAGACATTGGTTTAATGTTTATATTGTAAACGGTAAAGTTAATAATTTTGAAACATATTAAAAACATAGAAAATGAAAAAAATGATTAAATTTCCGTCTATCGAGCAGTTCAGAACAATTATCGCAACTGTCCTTAGACAATACAATTTCGCAGGTTTAGATGAGAATGGCGATGCCATTTACGATACAACTAAACCAAAACCAACACTTACATTTAAAGGTACTGTGAAACTTCACGGTACAAACGCTGCTGTATCTGGTAATTTATCAGATGGTATTTGGGCTCAGTCTCGTGAAAACATTATCACACCTGAAAAAGACAACGCTGGTTTCGCATTTTTTGTTGAATCAAACAAAGAACTATTCACTGAGTTGATAGCTACTGTTTTCACCAAAAATGAAATCGACATGCTTGAAAACACTGTAACTATTTACGGTGAATGGGCTGGTGGTAACATTCAAAAGGGTGTTGGTGTCACTAACATTGAAAAATCATTCTTCATTTTTGGCGTTAAGGTTACACCTCACACCACAACAGAAGAAGAAGCTAAAGTTAAACCAGCTTATTGGGTTGATTACTCATACTTGAAAAGTCCAGAAAACAGAATTTTCAACATTGACGATTACCAAACATGGACAATGGATATCGACTTTAACATGCCTCAGTTGGTTCAAAACAAATTGTCAGAACTTACCCTTGCGGTTGAAGAAGAATGTCCAGTTGCCAAAGCATTTGGTTTCTCTGGTATTGGTGAAGGTATCGTATGGTCAACAAACCTTAACGGTAACGTACATCGTTTCAAATGTAAAGGAGAATTACACGCTGGAAAATCTAAAGTTACAACTTTAAAACCTGTTGATGATGCTAAATTAAATAAAATAATCAATGTAGTTAACCAAGTTACACCAGTTTGGAGAATGGAGCAAATGCTTAGTGAAACATTTGATTTAATCAATGGTGGTGAGATAGATATTAAACAATTAGGGTCTTATATTAAAGCTGTGATTAACGATATCATAAAAGAAGAAACAATAACTTTAAATGAAAATGGTTTAGAACCTAAAGATATCGGTAAATATGTTTCTGAAACTAGTAGAAAATACTTTTTCCAAAGACTAAATGAGGTAACAGGTATAAAATAAAAGGGTGAATCACCCTTTTATTTCTTATCTATTTTTATTGCGTACCAACCTTTATATTTCATAAAATCAATGCTTCTAGGATTTTGAGTTAAATATATTGGTGTTCCGTTATTTTTAAAAGATATTTCTAACACTCTTTTTGGAAGATTATTTTTAAGACATAAATCTTTAAAATTTACTTGTAATGTTGAATATATTTCTTCTCCGTTATGATTATATATTTTTATTTGATTATTAGTCTGTCTAGGGTTAATATAACCGTTAAGATAGTTTTCTTTTTGTGTTTGTGCTGATTTTATCGCAATTTTTTTAAAACAATCTGGGTCATCGTTTAACATGGTTATTAAACGTTTATCTGATATAGATTTTAAATCTTGGGATTGTTTGGTTATTTTCATTTTTTCTATAGCTATTCTTCGTTTTTCAGATGATAGTGTAGATAAACCATAACCACCTTTTGCCATATTATAGGTGTCTTTTCTTAGGATAAAGTCTTCATTAACGATTTCTTTTTCTTTTGTAATCATGTCTTTTTTATTATCAAAAACGTGTAGTATTTCTTTTTTAAAGTTTGTATAACCATATTTTTTTATTGCTTTCTTTAAGAAAATTCCAGAACCTAAATAACCATCGTTGATATTATCTGTTGTGTGTAAACC